GGAGGTGGAGGTGGAGGTGGAGGTGGAGGTGGAGGTGGGGGTGGAGGTGGAGGTGGGGGTGGAGTTGTATTCTTTACACATTTTCCCGTGTCTTTATTTCTCGTTTCTGTATCTTTACATTTTTTAACACATCTTCCCGTTTTAGGATTTATTTCTTTTCCTTCGGGACATATTTTATCTTTTATTTTATCGCATTTTCCCGTGTCTTTATTTCTCGTTTCTGTATCTTTACATTTTTTAACACATCTTCCCGTTTTAGGATTTATTTCTTTTCCTTCGGGACATATTTTATCTTCTATTTTACCTTTTATTTTATCGCATTTTCCGGTTTCTTTATTTCTCTTTTCTGTATCTTTACATTTTTTAACACATCTTCCCGTTTTAGGATTTATTTCTTTTCCTTCGGGACATATTTTATCTTCTATTTTACCTTTTATTTTATCACATTTTCCTGTTTTTATATTTCTTGTTTCTGTATCTTTGCATTTTTTAACACATCTTCCAGTTTTAAGATTTATTTCTTTTCCTTCGGGACATATTTTATCTTCTATTTTACCTTTTATTTTATCACATTTTCCTGTTTTTTTATTTCTTGTTTCAGTATCTTTGCATTTTTTAACACATCTACCAGTTAAAAAATTTATTTCTTTTCCTTCGGGACATATTTTATCTTCTATTTTACCTTTTATTTTATCGCATTTTCCAGTGTCTTTATTTCTCTTTTCTGTATCTTTACATTTTTTAACACATCTTCCCGTTTTAGGATTTATTTCTTTTCCTTCGGGACATATTTTATCCATATTCCTATTAACATAAAAGAAATATTATATCAAATCTCTTATAATGATATGTTTCTTCTTAAAAAAATAAAAAATATATATTCTATATTTCATAAATATTATATTAATTCCTTAATAATGCTATGTGCTTTTTTAAATATTTTAATCCTTTCTATATTGTGATGCTTGATGTGATTTAATACTTCTTTATAACTAAACCATTCGAGAGCTCTTATTTCTCTTACTTGATCCATACATGTATTATCTATAAGAATTTTAGCATCATCTTTAATTATTTTTGCTACATAATATACATGTTTATACAATATATTATTTGTGCCAAAAAATATCTCTTGGAGTGGAATAATATTTTTATTAATCATAATATCATCATTATATAACTGTGTTTCTTCGCAAAATTCTCTAACAGCACAATCAACATCACTTTCTCTCAATTTCTTACGTCCTTTAGGAAATCCCCATTCTTGTTCCAAATAATTAATATTTGTTTTTATTGGAAATAAAAGACTTCTTAAATAATTACTGGATAATATATAATCAAACTTTAATTTAGATTCTAAATATTCTTTTGTCTGTTTAAAGTTTGACTGATAAACTTGACACCAAGTGTAATTCCAAATATATTCAAAACTGTTATTTAATAACATTTTTTTTTCACTATCAGTCATATATTCAATTAATTGTTTAATATAATGAAAATCGGAAGAATTATATTTTCCTCTTACAAATTCCATAAATGCCAAACTGTCTTTTCGCTGTATCATAATATATTTAATTTCATTTTTGACAATTTTATAGCATATAACACCAAAACTCATAATTGGACGCGGACAATCTTTATATAAATGTCCATTGATACCACAATTTCGGCAAGTTTGAGGGCGAAAATAAGAGGTCTTTTTAATATTTTCGTCATCTCGCTTCATCATTTTGCGAATAAATATCAATAATTATAGTATAATATACCGCATTTCTTAAATGTATTTATCAATTTATAATAAACTATTTAAGTTAAAAAAATAATATCATATAATCTAATAAGATTGAAACTTATCACTTGATATATCGTATCCTTGCATATAAAACTTTTCTTCATATGATATTTTTTTAGCAGGTTCTTGAACTTTATGTACTGATTCACCCCCTACTTCTGAAATTGGTGATAATATATTGTTGTAATCAAATGCTAATACCTCGTTCATTTGAGGGCGAGGTTGAACACCCATATGATGAACAGGTTGTGAAAATTGTGTCGGTGATTGTTGTTGCATTTGATCATGCGGTGTTTCATGCTGGCGTTGTTGTTGATGACTTTGTTGTTGTTGTTGTTGTTGATGTCGTTGGTGTTGATGTTTTTGTTGCTGATGATGATGATTTTGTTCTTTTTGTTGCATTTGAAGTTGTTTTTGTTCCTCTTCTATTTGATGTTCTTCCTCCTCATGCATCTTTTGCATTTGATGTTGTTGTTGTTGTTGATGTCGTTGGTGTTCTTCTTGTTTTCGTTGTTCTTCTAAATAATCATTATTTTTAACGTCATTTTCATATTTGGTCATAATATTTTTAGCATATGTATTTGCACTATCTTTATTTACTTTGCAATTTTCAATATTATTTTCTACACGTTCATTTGCTGTATCGTAAGAAGACATTGACATAATCATAGATATTATAATTATTATACAATATACTATAATAACGATTGATATTACCCAAGCAAGAGCCCAGCACCACCAGCGAGTTTCAGAGTCTCCACCTGTAACAATACATGTTAATTCAAATAAAGACATAAGTACTGAAGGTATCGATATTATTAGAATCGACAATACGAAACCTATACGTTGTTCTATAGGTATTTTACTACTTGAAAATAATATAGCTATACATAGTATTCCTATAGTTGTAAATAATGCGATTCCAGCATATTTAGATTGTTCTGAACCAAAAAAAATGTCATTTATATTAATAGCTGTACTAGGCATATTTCTATTTATATTCTATTATCATATGAAGAAAAATAAAAAATGATTATGATATAAATGAATATTAAATAATAAAATAAAAATGGGTATTCCTTATTATTTTTATACATTGACACAGAAATATAAAAATATTGTATACAATACTAAACCCGATTTTACAGATATATACTGTATCGACTTTAACGGGATAATTCATACAGTAGCACAAGATATTATGAAAACTAAAGTAGAAAATATAGAAGAATGTATATTAGATAAAGTATGGCAGAAGATTGAGGAATATATTAAGATATATAATGCTAAAAAATACATAATTTGCACAGACGGTGTAGCACCAGTTGCAAAAATGTTTCAGCAGCGTAAAAGACGTTATTTATCGGTTTATAGAAATAAAATAGATGCTAATAAAATAACTAAACCTATTTGGGATACTAATGCAATAACTCCTGGAACGGAGTTTATGAATAAATTAAATATTTTCATTCATAAAAAAATAAGATATTCTACACATAATGTAGAATTTTTATATAGCGGTAGTGATGAAAATGGAGAAGGAGAGCATAAAATATTTCATAAATTAAAAATGAGTTCCGATACTTCAAGAATAATTATACACGGTCTTGACGCCGATTTAATTATATTGTCATTAATGTCTCATCATAAAAACATACATTTAATGAGAGAAACAAACGACGAAGTATGCAATTACCTTAATATTGATAATTTAAGGGATTCAATATTAAAAGAACTTACTTTAAAATGGGATCTAAAAAATAAAAACATATCATATTCTGAAAATGATTTAGTTGAGACATATTGTACTGCTTGTTCTATTTTAGGAAATGATTTTATACCTCATTTATTAACAATTGACCTTCGAACAGATGGTGTTGATAAATTATTATCTTCTACTAAAATTTCTGTCGAAGAAAATGGATTACTTGTATATAATGGTCAAATAAATTATAAATGTTTAAGCGATATTTTTAAATATCTTTCTAAATCTGAAGATAAAGATATATATAAAATATGCGAAAAATATATTAAAAAAAGAGTTACTAATTCTTCCGATATTCCTAGCGATTTTTATGCTATAAAAAACAAAGACCCATTAGTTAATCACATATACGATAATCCGCAAAAATGGCATAAAGAATATTATAAACAATTATTCGATAATAACATAACTATAGATACAAGCGTAGTATTTAATGCATGTTATAATTATATTAAAGGAATATATTGGGTATATTCTTATTATAAAGGGGGCGATATTGATTGTGAATGGTATTATCCATATAATTACCCACCGATTTTGAAAGATATATCAAATCATTCAATTGCACATAAGGAACCAGAAGTTATAAAAAATTGTAATTTTATAAAGTCGTATATCCAACTTCTCATTGTATTACCAAAAGAAAGTTCGCATTTATTAAAATATAATCATAAAAAATATATGACAGATATATATGCTGGTTTATTTCATATGTATCCGAAAAAATATAAAATACAAACGTTTCTCAAAACGCATTTATGGGAATGTACTCCGGTATTACCATTAATTAATTTAAAATATATTAAGAATATATTATCAGAATAAGTCTAAACTTGTAGTCCTATAATAATATCTATTTTATTTTTATCAATATTAGATAAATAATACCAAGACTTCATATCAGGATCCCATCTTCCTCCATTTTTCTTAACACTATCTTTATTTTTATAAGGTATTTTTACATACATTTTTTTAGCATTATCATTTCCAATTGAGTTTTTCCCTCCATCTTCAAAATTGGGGTTTGGTATTTTTTCAACATCATCAATTGTTAATAGTTCAATAGCCTTGATAGCCAAAATATTTTCATCACTAATATTATCTTCATAATACCATTTTTTTCTTTTAATATCCCATTTTGCCCCTAAGTTTTTAACTGCTTCTTTGTTATTAAAACTTATAGATATGTAATTTTTATCTGTTTTCCCAATACTATTTGCTAATATTTTATCATAATCATCAGTATCATTTTCTTTATTTGAAATTGCTAAATTCGCCAATCTATCAGCACCTTCGTTTCCTATCGAATGTTCATCTTGTAAATTAGTATGAGCTTTAATATGTTTCAATATCACTAACTTTTTAACTGGGCTATATAATTCATATAATTTTTTCAATAATAAACAATTTGGCGGAATCTTATCTTCAGAAGTTTTCCAATTATTCTTAAACAATTTATCACCATAACTTCCAGAACACTTAATAACGTATTCCGAATCAGTATATATATTGATAATTTTTTTATTTTCAATATCCTTGCTTAAAATTTCCAAAGCTCTTATCATCGCAGTTAATTCTCCAGTATTATTTGTTTGCTTTCCATCAACTCTCGCATATTCATTTCGCACGTCATCTTTTTTAAAGAAAACGCCATAACCTGCTTTTGCTTTAGGAGTTCCATTATTTACACAAGACCCGTCAATATAAACGTTTATGCTATTAGTATCCATACTTAAATATAAATAACAAAAAAAACAATCAATTTTTATATAAAGTCATTCTATATTCAATATCATTTTCAATATCAACAATAAAACCGCATTTTTTATAATATACTAATAAATATCCTGTATTTATTCCATTTTTATTAATATAAAGATAAATAGATTCACCAATTAATGTTTTAGCAGTTTCCAAAATATCAGTGGCTATTCCTCTTTGCCTATATTTTATATCTGTACATAATTGATTTAAACTACTTTCACTTATTCCTACAAATCCAATAATATCATCGTTACATTTGTAAAAGATTACTTTTTCATAAGTATCGAACCTATTATTTCCAAAATTACTATTAATTAAATTAATGCATTTATTTTTTTCATCTATATTTAATTCTTCAATTAATTTAATAAATATCATATTATATTTTCATATTATAAAATATATAAAACAAATAAAACGCATATTCTTGAAAAAATAATATAATGAATTAAAAAAATAATAGTTTTTTCAAGAATAATAATTACATATAGAATATTTTTTAGTATATTGATAATTTTAATTAACTAATAACGATATTAATATTATCATTAAAATTACTAATATACTTTAATGGAATATTCTCAAATGAAATAAGTTGCATATTTAAGTTAAATTTATCTTCTAATCCATTCTCGCGAATATATAGAATAAGTTTTTCAAAAGGCATTTTAGCTAATACTAAAGCATTATTTTTTGTTATACATGTCCCAATTTTATATATATTATCGCTTCTATCACCATATATAACCTTAAACAATAAGTCTACATTAGGGTCTTCAAAACCTCTTGTTTTTAATTCTTTAAATTGCATATTATATATTAATACATTATGATCAATTAATTGAAGAAAGTCGTTATCATTTGTAATAATAATAATATTGTTATTTTCGGATATATGTTTTTTAATATATTTGTGAGATAAATAAATAACATCATCGCCTTCCAATCTTTGAGATGATATTTTTTGAATACCTAATTGTTTAGCATATTCTTCAAATATAGTAAATATTTTTTTATTAAAGTTTGTTTTTTGAACACGAGTTGCTTTATATTTATCATATATGTCATTTCTCCAAATATCAGATCTAAGACAATCATTGCATAATATAATATTTGAAATATTAATTTTCCATGTTTTACATATTTTTTTAATATCGTTATTAATATGTTTATAAAAAGCTGTTATAAATATTTCATTATCTACGATATCATCTACATCTATATCTATTTTTTGAAATAAAAACCATCTATAAGTTGCAAAATATCTATGAAATATATAATAACTGCAATCGATTAGAACAATATTTTTATTCTTAATTAAACTAATAATTGTCATATTAATAAATATGATATTTATATTATATTTAAATAAGTATTACTAATCAATTTTTATATTATTATTTCTTGTTTTTTTAATAACCATATCTTTATTATCATCTGTCCATTTATTTACTATAATCATAATCGCCATAAGTTCTTCTGGTTTTTTCTTTAATTCTTGCCATTCTATTCTTACAAGTTCAAACTTGGTCTCATTAACATTACTATATAGGCGATATTTAACGTATTTATTATAGTCTGTTGCAGGTTTAGGTGCTACTACTTTAGTTACTTTAGCATTATCGTTTGATAATTCGTTACTATTTGTAATAATAGGATCTTCAGGTGTTATTCTTAAAATAGAATCTTTTTTATTCCATACTTTTTTGTTATTTTTCATTTCAACAACCCAAACCTGTTTATCATAACCATCCATAGCAGAATTAATATCATATCCTTCGGCAGATAATCCATATCTAAGAGGAGACTGTTCTTTTCCACTATAAGTATTTTTAGGAAAATTAATACACGGCTTTAACGACGACATTATATTTATAATGATGTTAATAAATGATCAATTTTTATATTTATATATTTATATTTATTATAAATGAAAAATATAATAATAGGTGCAGGTATAACTGGATTATATTTAGCATATAATCTAATTAAAATTAAAAAAATATCTCCAGACGATATAATAATTTTTGAAAAGTCTCAACGTATTGGCGGAAGAATATTTACATATGATAATAAGGATTATGATTTAAAATACGCAGCAGGTGCTGGTAGATTAGGAAAAAAACATAAAATAGTAATGAAATTGATTAAAGAATTCAAACTCGAAGAGTACATAATAGATATTAATAAAGATAAGTTGTATTTCGTTAAAGATAAATTAATGAATGAGGCTGAATTATTACTATATTATAATTCCAAGTTTAAAACTTTAAATAAATTATGGAGTTATGCAATAAATAAAAAAATAAATGCAGATACTAAAGCTATAAACTTACATAATTATTTTTCATTATTTTTATCTACGAACGATGTTGAATTATTAAAAGTGTCTCTTGGATATATAAGTGAAATGTTTGATGAAAATGCATATAATGTATTATTAACATTAAGAAAAGATTTTGATGTTCAACATAATGAGTTTTTTGTATTAAAAGGTGGAATGCATATTTTATACGAGGTTTTACATAAATATATTATAGATAGAAATGTCAAAATATTGCTTAATTATGAATTGCAAAATATTGATGATGTTGAAAAAAGTATTTTGGTAAATAACAATGTTTATAATTATCAAAGGTTATATATTACAATAACAAGGAAAGATTATATTAAAATACCTTATTTTGATAAATATAATACATTATTAAATAATGTTGGAGATTGCAATTTATTAAGAATATATGCACAATATAAAGATGTTTGGTTTAAAGACTTTCCTAAAATAGTAACACAAAATAAACTTCAATTTATAATTCCTATAGATTATGATAATGGATTAATACAAATAAGTTATAGTGATAGTTATAATGCCGACTTTTGGAATAACTTAAAAAATAAAAAAGAGATAAAAAAACATCTTTCTCGAATATTAAATGAAATGTTTCCTGATAAAAATATAAAAGATCCCGAATGGGTTACAATACATAATTGGGAATCTGGTTCGCATTTTTGGAAAATAGGAGTTGATTCTGATAAAATACAAAAAGAAATTAAACATATATTTACTAAAAAAAACATATATATTATGGGAGAAACTTATTGCGACCGTCAGGCGTGGATTGATGGTGCTTTAGAAACAGTTCATCAAGTTTTAAAAATACGATAAATAAATATTTTGTATATTAATAATATATTTATTTATAAATTGTTATAATTCTTTTTTATTTGATAGAGGTATATAAACAATTTTTTATAACAGAATAAATATGTACGGATTGCCGACGATATATTGAATAAAATTGATAATTTACCTTATAAAAATGTTAATTAAACATAATGTGTTTTTATGATAATATAAATTATCAATTTGAAAGGTTTGAAAATGACAATAATTGCAATTTTAACAGTCAATTATTTGATATAGAATCAAAAATTATAACATATTATAATAAAGAAAAAAGTTATTCTAATTTTGTAAAATATTTAGACAATATATTCGCAAAATATGTTGAAAATAATCAAATGATGAGTAATATATATTTGGAAAATATAAATATACTAAAAAAAGCAATTATAATCAGTTATAACAATTCTAAATGTATGAATTATTTCGACGACATTATAAAATTTCAAAGATTCAATATTAATGATTAAATATAAATGACTTCTTCTATTAAATAAAGAAGTTTAAAACATGTCTAAAAAAAATATACACAGGGATATATTAACATTAGTTATTTATCTTTGGATTTTTTGTTTAATATCGTTGATAATAATAATATTATTTTCCATACTAAATGCTCTTATAGATGGAACATGGATTTTTAGAGATCTTAGAAAATATGTAATTGGTTTTGGTTCTCCAATAGGTGCAATTCCTAGTTTTGTATACTATTACATTTTAGCATCTCCATTGGGAATAATTATTTTAGCAATTATATTTATTATAATATCTCTAGGTGTTCTCATCCTCTTTTTAATATGGGTTGCTTTAAAAGATATGTTTATTATTAAAGTGTTAGTTAAAGGACCCCCTTTTTCAACATTAAAAGGTATATTTGAAATTATGTTAGAAAAAATACCGTCGAGACAAAGAATGCGATTCATAAATTATATGCAAAAACATGCTTATAATATGGTAAAATATTTAAAATTAGATGAAATTAATTCATCTTTAAATGAAAGTTTCGCTGTTCAAAATATTGTAGAAAAGCCTCATTTCAGCGATGAATATAACGATGAAATTGGAGACGAATATAAAATGAGAATTAAAAATAATTATTTTATAAATGCTTTTAAATATAATAAACAGAATGAAATGGCGAAAACTTATAAAAATATGAAAATTATTACGCCAGATTCAAATTATGCTTTTATTGAAAATACTACTTCTTATTTTTCAATAAAAGCAGAAGCTAATATTAATAAAATGAATATAAAATAATAGATATATAAAGTAAGATATGTTTTTATTACTTTATAGTTTTGAAAATCAACTTATGGAAGTTTATTCGACGGATGTTAATTATTATAATATATTTATAAGTATTTTTTTTTTAAGTATAATTATTATAATATGTATAATCTTTTTCTGGGATAATATATATAAAGTTTCTAAAAAAAGGTCTAAATGCAATGAAATATTAAACATAATCAGCGAAAATCAAATTGTTGAAAAACCATATATTTATTCAGTTATAATAATTAATAATGATATTATTGATTCTACTTATAAAAATTATATATTAAAAATTACTTACGACTTTAACAATATGAAAACAATATATGAATATGGAAATGACGATGGAAAACAAAATGATATATTTTTTAGTATAAATATAAACGACAATAAAGATATTAAAAAAAAAGAAGAAGTTGTTGATGCTAGAAAAAAATTATTATCAGAATGTACTACGGATAATTGTGAAAATGAAAAAAAAAATTTAAATGTTGCTATAAATGTTTTAAATAGATCTAAAAAAGTGTTACTAGATAGTACAAAACCCAAAGATCATCAGTTAAATTATTTTGATTTGCGAACAATGAAAAATAGAATAATAGATGGAATTAATATAAAAGTGTTAAATTCTGCTAAATATAAATATGTAAATGTTAATGAAACGAATAATAAGATAAAGAATAATTCAACGACACTTGATTTATTAGTTTTTACAAAGAAATATTCTGAAAATGGAAACTTTAATACATCAATTATAAATGATATAATTTTTTCAAAAAATAATAGAGAAAAAATAGATATATAAGTTGTAAAGAATATTTATAATATATAATTAAATTAAATAAGTGATAAATAGTTATGATGAATCAAAAAACACTTAGTGATATAAATGATAATTTACATAAATCAAGTGAAACATTAGATACTTTCACTAAAATGTTTTTTCATAAACTATCATCAATATTTGACAAAAGTTTATCATATTATCAAATATTAGTAAATGCTTTATTTATATTTATTGTTATAATTATTACATATGTTATATATCTCGATATGATTAATAGAGAATCAACAAAGAGAAATAGATGCGTCGATATAGCAAATATATATAATGCAAATAGTGAAAAAAATAGACCGTATTTTTATAATATATATATAGTCAAAGATACTAATAAAAATACTTTATTAAGTGACTTTAGCATATGTATATCATATGACTTTATAAATGAAAAAACAGAGATTATTTTTGGAAAAAAACAAAATGCAAGAATATTAACAACTGCATATTCGCAGATATCAATTAAAAAAAAAATAGATCATAAAATTAACGCTTTCGCATATTTTGATTTGAGAAAACTTGAATATGATTATATTCAATATAATGATATAGAAAATGGAGTTTTATACATTGATAAAAATATAATTACACAAACTAATTATTTATTTATAATTACTTCAGATGATAATAAGTTTTTAAAAAGCAACGAAGCTAAACAACTTGTTAAGTTTGTTAAAGAGTATGGATATGATAATACTAAATCTGTTTCGCCAATATATAATATACTATATGCCATAGATAATCATAAAAATAAAGATGTGGTATAAATTACATAAATGTTTCATTTAAAATCTTCGTAAGTTCTTCAATTTTTTCTTTGTTTTTAATTTTAGGATAATCAATATTAAATACAATATACATATTACCTTTATTTTTTGTATTTAAAATAGGCATTCCTTTACCTTCGATAATATAGTTTTTTCCATTTGATAAAACACCAAATATACTTGTATTTATTGTAATAGTCTCTTTAAAATAAGGTATTGTCATATCTTGTCCAATTATAGAGTTTATAAATGTAATATTTTTTTTATAATAAATATCATTATTTTTTCGCTGAAAGTCTTTATGTTCTTCAATTTTTATACCAATAATTAAATCCCCAGGAACTGTATTTTTAGTTTTAGGTTGTGCTCCCAATTCAGGAAATGCTGACCTATACGATTCATCAACGCCTTTGGGAATAATCAAGGTTGCTTTTTTATCCTTACTATAAATACCTTTTCCATTACAAACTGTACAACCTTTTTTCCCTTTCAATATTATTCCATTTCCGTCACATTTATTGCATTGCATTTGATAAACAGTTTGCATTAATCCCATATTTTTAATTTGTTGTATAACTCCTTTACCCCCACAATCAGTGCAATTTACAAGACACTCTGTGCAATATTTTTCTAATACAATTGTTAAATCTTTATTAACACCATCATATATATCTTCCAAAGTTAATGAAAAAATACGCTCGATAGATTGTGCTTTATTTTGTCTTCTGTTATTACCATTACCACCCATACCAAACATTTCTTCACCAAAATGACTTCCAAATCCTCCCATACCTCCCATACCACCTCTCCCACCTCCAAAAAATGCTTCAAAAATATCTTGATGATTTACGCCACCACCTGACATATTATTATCACTCCCATTATTGTAATTTTTATCACCAGACATATCATATTTATGTCTTTCTTCTTCGTTATTTAAAATATTATACGCATTTGAAATTTCTTTAAATTTATTTTCTGCTTCTACATTATCTTTATTTTTATCAGGATGATAAAGAAAAGCAAGTTTTTTATATGCCTTTTTTATAGTGTCTATAGAATCGTTTTTTTCAACACCCAGAGTTGAATATAATTTATAATTATCTCCCATATTATAAAAAAATAGACATCAAATGTTTATATGTTATT